TATGGACATGGTACCCGAAGAAACGAAAATGGCAATGGGGTGGCTTTAATGATGAACTTTAAATATTTTACGGAAGACTTTCGATTCTTTCCAGAAGAACCTTTGGTTGAAATAGACTTACCAAGTCCTAACACTGATTTAGACTCGGCAGTGAAAGAGTTAAAAAAATTGATGAGTAGGCGTACACCGGAGAATGAAAAATCTATACGTATACACGATGAGCAGGCATTCTACGCAATAGAACAATACTGTAAGAAGAATGGATTGTTGTTTCACGATAACGAGATGATGGATATCATAAAGCATGCAAATCCTACAATATTTTACTTTAAGAATAAATTTAAACTTATAAGACCATTTGACTACGATAAGAGTATAGTACCTATGACGAGCAAAACAAATAAAACTTATTCATATCCGAGTGGCCACGCTACACAGTCAATGTTAGTTGGATTATATGTAGCGTCAAAATTTCCACAACATAGAGAAGGAGTTATTGAGGCAGCGAAGGAATGTGGATTTGGTAGAGTATTGGCAGGTTTTCATTATATGCAAGACTATGACGCTGGTAATCTTCTTGCAGAAAAAATGTTTCCATTAATGAATAAAGCAGACTATGGAAAGAGTAATGAATGAGAATATGGATAGGTACATTTGCCGTCATTGTATTAATGTTTGCATTGACTATTGCTGCACACGCAGGCGGTAAAGTATATGAACCTAAAGATCCAAAATACGGTACGAAAAAACAGTACACTCAACAACAAAAAGAACACAGAGGAATCAACGATAAAAAGAAAAAATATACCACGTGTAGATTGATGAAGAGATTAAAATCACGTGTAACTAAAAGACAAGCTTGCATATATCGTGGAGGAAACAAGACATACACATTGATGTATGAAGACAATTGTCCGGCATCTTACAAATGTGTATACAATCCATGGAGTAAAGAACCAAGTATTGATGATATAGTAGACAGTTTAAATTCGATTAAAAAATAGGAGATAGTTATGATTGGAGAAGTAAGACAATGTGGCCACTGCGGATGTAGATGCCACTGTTATTCAGATGGATGTTCTTGCGGCTGTGGTGATTGTGAATGTCATAATTACAAAAGTCAAGATGATATAGATAAAGAATATCAAAATAACAGAGATGATATTTAAACATGAAAATTATACAATTGATTTAACTGCTAGCAATAAAGCAAAGTTATATTACAATGACCAGCTTATCTTTATTGGCGACGGCTATAAAGCAATAACCACTATGTTAAAAGGTAGCTTAGACAAAGAACCAGTAAAGAAAAAGTTTAACGCACAACTCACAATGAGACAAAAGCCAAAATTTACAGTAAAAAAAGATAGTATGGAAGAGCTAAAGCGTGAGGCTTTAGCAGCTTTACAGCCAAAAAAGAAAAAGAAATAATGCACGCATTTTTATTAATGGTATATCTTGGATCGCGTTTAGTAAGCCAAGACATGTATTTTCGTAACATAAATGATTGTAAATATTTTGCTGAAAGACTAAATAATCAACCACACGTACCAAATGCAGTCGCACAAGAAGATGCGCCTAGGTTAATCAAATACACTGCTGTATGCGTACCTAAGCGCATCGGTAAAAACACTAAAGTGTATTAGGCTGCTTGAAAAAAGCGCAGACGATAGTTTAGAATTCTATGAACTCTAGCACGATCTCGCGCCTGACAAAACCTCTTCCAAGAATATGGTCTGTAAGTCATTAGTCACCCTCCCTAGTTAATGGTTAGGTGCGTTCCTTCAGCGACTGCCTACTTCCGCCCTTTCGGGTGAACGTTTAATGTAATACTATTTATATTAATTTACCTACTTCGTAATCAAATTTTTCATTTATTTTAATATCATGATTTTCGAAATAATCATGTACGTATAATTGTATGATAGCATAATGTAACACTTTCATTAAGTCTTTACGAGCATCATCTCTGTTACCTTTTTTACCGTACCTCTGTGCATACTTCATAATATTACCAATACAGAAACCTGTACCGTGGCCGCCGTCAATAATAAATTCTGTTGCTTGAAAATGCTGCCTAGAATAATGACCAGTATAAGTTGAATCAATTACTCTTAGTAACTCTTCAACATATTCTTTCTCATTAAATTTATATTCACCCTTTGGTTCTTTTTGTTTTTTCATCAAATTCCTCAATTATTTTAATATTTTTGTTAATCCAATCTATCACTGTTCCATTGTCAGCATGTATTTCACCAGGCTTTATTTTCCAACCGTGTATTTCAACTATTCCTCTGGCATGCTCTGCTTGAAATTTTTCTATTTCTTCTTCGGTGTAGTTTAAATTTTCTGCACTAGTCATGACTACCTCTTAAAAAAACTTGTTGCCATTTTTATTGGATTCTTTAATCCTTCATAAGTGTTATCAATAAAATTGATATGCTTTTCGAGCTTATCATTAAGTTTATCAATTTTTTGTTCAATCATATCGAGCCTTTCTTCAAGTCCATCAATATCTTTTCTTATTACACTACGATGAGTTTTTAATTTATCACTCATGCTCGCCACCCGGATCATTTTTATCTAACTCAATTCTTTTTCCATTGTAGTACATATATCTTGTTCTGCTTGGTGTATGATAACCATTTGTTCTCTGTTCTAATCGTAGTTGAAATGCTTTTGGATTATTTCTTGCGGTTTCAAATGTTGCCACAGTTATTACAATTGCAGCCAAAAATAAAACGTGTGCAATCATTGTTATACCCATAACAAACACACTACCCATATACATAGAAAACACAATGCACCACATCCACGCTAAAACTTGTAGCACCATGTGTCTTGTGTTTGTATCTGGGATATGTCTTAGTGGATTGATATCAGCATTCATTATGCCATTCCAACTATCATATATAAATTCTCTCATTGGTTCCCTCTTAATTCGTTTAGTCTTTGTCTTAATTGTTTGATGATGATTCTATATTTATCCATAATGTCTTTTTCAACTGCTTCTACTTGCGGAACCAGTTTTTTCATATGACTAAAATCTAATTTATTATTCGTCGTCTCTTTCCAATGTTTCTTGATCATCGTTCCTTATCACTATCTTTATAGGTTCTTCCATACCGCACCAATCACATGGTACACCTTTTTCAAATCCCATAATATCTCTTTCTACCATGCAGTAGTGTTCCCAAAATCCTTTAATCGCCATAATGTTCCTTCGTCAATATTATTGAGCCTTTATAATCTTTTGAATTAAAGGCAAGTTGGTTTACTAAACCTTTCGTAACCGATGGATAACTGTGTACAGTTATACCTATCGTAATTCTGTCTTCCTTTGTTTCCGGTACCATGTGCATTAATTCACATGGAAATATCTGTATGTAACCGATTTTATTTTCTATAACCAGTGGTTTCTGATTAAATGCTTTAAAAGTTATACCCGGCTTTGTTGGTCCATCAATAAAGATATTAGCACTAAAGCTTCTACCCATTGTACCTTGATGATTATGCCAACCAATACCTTGACCATCATGATATACGTTGACCCATGATTGACAAACAATAGGCCACTCTAGATATTTATTTGTTTTACGCAAACAATCAACTAATCTTTCTGCATAATTTGGATGTTCAGAAAAGAAATTATATCTGAAATAATTATTTGTAGTGATTACACCGCCTAACGAATCGTGTCCTTTGTGTTGACCATGACCATCTGCAATTAATTTCTTTTCAATATCGTAGCTCCAAGATTTAATACTGTTACATTCATCAATACTAAAAAATGGAAACTCCATTACGTTAACATCTTCAGGCATGTTATTTTCAAGTGTAGCTTTAACGTTTTTCATGTTTTTCCCATCGGTAAAATATATGATTACCTACAACAAGAGTTTTTGTTTTTTGTTTACGCCATGCTGGAAATACATAATCTGCATGGTAATGTGTTGCACCTTTTGTTATGTCTTCGTTGTAAGAACCAAAGAAAACTTTTTGTGCTATTGCTAATGCAATTCTATAGACATCAATATCGTATAAAGGTACTTCATCACTTTTACCGTCACAGTACCAACTGAACTGGCACCTATGTCTTATAGGTACAATTTTACCGTGTTTTTCGTACCACCACTTACTTGTAGGTCCTTGCTTAATTACTTCACAATGCGAGTTTGGAAATCTTGAATCTTCAACTCTGTTATCTGTAACTAAAGCAACTGCCCACATACCTTTTACAGGTTGATTGCGAGCTTCCCAATAAATGTTGTCAGCCATGCATATGATTTGTTTATGCATAGATTCAATTGGTTCTGCCGGTGCAGGTGGACTACAAAAGCCTAAGCCAAGAAAGCCAATTGCACCGACTATTAAGCCGAGTGTATTATTTTGTGGATTAACTGGCATACCAAAAATTCTCCACTTCTTCAGCGATTGCAAACTGATCAAGCCAATTGTATTCGACTTTCCTTAGTTTTTCAACTCGCTGTTGAGCTTCCCATGCAGAATCACTATCCTTTACAAGGATAGCGGCTTTGCCGTAGAATTCTTCTTGTAAATCCATCATTAAACTTTTAACTTTTGCCATAATATAACTCCCGTATTATTTATTTTATAGTATTATTCTACCACAGTTTTTCCGAAAAGTAAAGGAAAAAATGCATTAAATTGTTACCTCATACTTAAGGTTTTTTGCTACCCAATCTACACCTAAATCATAAGCAATTGCCATAATTGCACTTTCTCTAGGTAAAGTGTCCATGTACTGAATTAGCTTCTTTGCGCCAGAGTAATTTTTATCATTAATCATTTTAAGTATAGATCTGAAGTCTTGAGAATCTTGAAAATACATACCAGCTAAATCTTCTCTGATAGCCCATCTAGCCTTAGAATCTCTAACTGTTTCTGATATTAATTTCTTTAAATGCTTCATAATTCAACTCCTTAATTTTTTATTTTATAGTACTATTATACCACATAAAAAACCGTTTGTAAAGGAAAAAATGCATTTAAGTGAAAAAAAGTGTATTTTTTTATACGGCGAATGATTCACCACAACCACAGGATGCAGTTGCATTAGGATTTATTACTTTAAGATAAGATCCACCTAGTTCTGTTACATAATCAACAGTACATCCTAAAACAAACATTTCTGCTATTGGATCAATTACTAAGTTACCTGTTGTGGCTTCTTTATCAGTCATTTCCCATATATAAGTAAAACCAGAACAACCGCCACCTTTAACGGATAACAT